TCATATTATACTATATATAATATGAATGTCTTTAAGTATTTATTTTAATTAAGTGAATAATCAGTTAATTTAGTTGGAATATGCTAATCCGCCCATACCGCTCATAACACGAAGAACGTTGTAGTTGGTGGCGTAGACACGGACCTTGGCAGTGTTGGTTCCAGCGACGGTGGCGTTGGAAAGAACAAGCTGAAGGGTGGCGTTGTCAATACGGGAGAAGTTGCAGGTTCCAGAAGGCTGGTGCTCCTCAGGGCGAAGAGCGAAGGAGTAGCAGTTGATACCAGCATCGGGGGCACGAGTGTGGGCCTGGTAGGGCTGCACAACATCGAAGTAGGAACCCTCACGCTCGGAGAAGCGGTCTTGGCCGTTGAGCTGAAGCTTGGCAACAACGACGGGGTTCTGTCCCCAGCAATGCATGTCAAGAGAAGACTCGGCAAGGACGAAAGAACCAGCGTCAGAGACAGCAGAGTTGACGTTACCGGCAGCAGGGTTCTGGTCAAGAGTCATCTGTTGTCCGTTGTGGGAAAGGGTGGCGGCGTTCAAGGCGTTGGCATCAGCGAATGCGTTGTTCTTGATGAAAGCATCACCGTCACGGTCTCCGGGAAGACCCTTGATACCCCAGTCAGATCCGAATGCGTGGAGAGCGTTGGGAAGAGCATCAACAGCGTCGGTGTAGTTGAAAGGTTGGGCACCGAGGAGCTTGAAGAGGGTAGAGTCACAGATGAGGGAAGAGCAGTAGTCAACGTTAGCATCAGGCTGCACAACCCAGATGAGCTCCTTCACGGGGTGGTTGAAGTTGAGCTTGATCTTGTTGGAGGAGGAACCCACAGACTCGTCGCCAGTGAACTGGAGCTGAGTGATGAGATACTCGTGGGGGTTCTGTGCGAATCTACGGCGCTCATCGGTATCAAGGAACACGTAGTCAACATAGAGGGAAGCAGCAACCAAGGATTGGTTGTATGCGATGGTGGCGGTCTTGGCCACCTTGGCACCATCACCGCAGGTGAGGGAGGTGACAGCCCAGAGGCACTCGTCAATGGGGCGAAGATCAAGGTTGATCTTGACCTCGTGGTATTGAAGAGCGATCAAGGGAAGGGCAAGACCGGGGTTGGTACAGTACCAGAATTGAAGGGGAATGTAAAGGGTAGTCTCGGGGAGGGCTTTACGGGGAGCACACACTTGGCGAGGAGCATTGGCGTCACAGGGACCGTCAATGTCAGCGAATGCGGGGTCGGTGATGAAGGTAAGACCGGTGGTGTTACCAATCATCTTGAAGTAGGCAGACTCCTGGGCAGAGCTCATGGTGAGTTGGTTCCAGATGTGCATCCAGTCACCGTATTGACGGTCGATGCGTTGGCCACCAATCTCAACCTCCACTTGGGAGATGAGCTGCTCTCCAGGGAAATCTAACCAACGGGCGAACACCTCTGAAACAGCGGCGGTACCCATGTTCTGGTTAATCTCGGGAAGAGTCACCTGAAGGTAAGTGCGATAAGCAAGATCACCATTGCGGCTGATTGTGCAGGTTACACGGCGGCCGAAATCGGCTTGTCCGTTGAAAGTCTGCTCAATAGACTCAATAGCAAAGTTAGTATATCTGCGGTAAGTCACCTTCCAGAAGGTGATCTGAGGATTGCCTGTTAAATAAACGTCTTGTGCGCCGTAAGCGACTAGTTGCATTAAACCTCCGCCCATGATTATACTATCCCTAAAGATAAAAATTTTTTCTCCTGACGCTAATTAATCCTTATTTTTATTTAAAACTAAGTTGGCTTTTATGAAGTCAGACAGATAACTTTCCGTAAAGACTTCTTTGCGTCCACCGTGTGATTGTGTAAAAATATACTTATCTTTTTTTTTTGAAACAGTCCATCCATCATTAATTGCATTAAATATAAAGTTCATTTTTGTAAATATTTTTTTATCAATTTTAATATTTTCTCCTAATGTGCATTTAATATCCATAATGTGTTCTATATTGAATAAACAACATTATATCCTCAAAATACTGTATTAGACAATATAATTAAATTGTTTATCTAAAATAATAAATAAAGTGAATTTGTTTATTGTATATACAAAGTATCTTTTATAAATAATGCCATCTTTTAAACCAAAAACAACAAAAAAAATAACAGTTGATAAAAAGAGTACAATTACTTTAGATGGTAAACATAGTGAACATATTGAAGAGTTTACTAAAGATGAAAAAATAATTGAAAATCTTGTGAGTGAAAAAGAAGAATTATCAGAAAAACTTAGAAAACATCATGTTCCAAAAAGTGGTGCAAAATTAGATCAACACCTTGAAAGAACTGATAGAATACATGAAGTAAAAAAGGAGGTTAAAAAACTAAAAAAGAAGAAGATGGATTACATGTTAGATAATTCAAAGCTTATATTTGGATACTTTGAGAATAAAAAAAAGATATCTGAAGGAGATACAGATATAAATAATACAAGTACAAAGTTAAATAGTTTCTTTAAAATAAATGAAAAAGAAGAAGATAATGTTCGTAATGCAGAAAAGAATAACTCTAATTTGATTCAAGAATATTTATCTAATGTTGACAGGTCATTTTTGGATGTAGGAAAATATGTATATTCTACTGATATATGTCAAAGATGTGAACATGGCGAACTTATTCCAATTGAGGATGAGGGTGTTCTAATATGTAATAATTGTCATAATAGTGTGAGGTATCTTATTGAAAATGATAAACCATCTTACAAAGAACCGCCTAAGGAAGTATGTTTTTATGCTTATAAGAAGATTAATCATTTCAAAGAGATTTTATCACAATTTCAAGGAAAGGAAACCACGCAGATTCCACCAAAAGTAATTGATGAATTAAAACTTCAAATTAAAAAAGAAAGAATAGATTTATCGGATTTATCTTATTATAAATGTAAAGACCTGTTAAAAAAGCTTGGTTATAATAAATATTATGAGCATATTAATTTCATTAAAAATAAGCTTGGTATAAAACCTGTTGTTATTAGTCAAGAATTAGAAGAGATATTATGTAATTTTTTTATGGAGATACAATATCCTTACGCAAAACATTGTCCTGATTATAGGGTAAACTTTTTGCATTATTACTATGTTTTATATAAGTTATTTGAGTTATTGGATCAAACTGAATATTTAGTTCATATTCCAATGTTAAAAGATCGTGAAAAACTTATTGAACAAGATACAATATGGAAAAATATTTGTGAAGAACTTGATTGGGAATTTATGGCAACAATATAATATCAAATAAGTAATAATTCATATTTGAATTATTATTTATTAATTAATGGCTAAATTATTAGTTATTATCATGCTAAACTGTTAGATAATACTTACATACCTCCTGGGAAACCAACAAGGTTAGCACCAATACCAAATCCTGCACCAGAGCGGCTGGTTACACCCATAGTAGGGACATAGGTATCCAAAATGCTGAAGGTAGCAGCGGCGGTAAGAGCAAGAAGAGCAATCTCTTCCATGTTCAATGAACGTTTGGGGATGGCATATGCAGCGATAGCAACCATCATACCTTCAACGAGGTACTTAATGACGCGTTTAATCAATTCAGCCAAGTCGAGCATTTCAATTATAATAAATGGTGAGAAAAAATAATAACAATTATGCTAAATTAATGCATTATTTTTAAGAGGTAGTAATCTTGCTAAAACAACTTAAATATAATATGTCTAAATAAGTATATTGTAAGCGTAGGATGAGTGATACAACTGGGTTTACTAAACGATTAAATAGTGATGGTTCTGATAATAAGAAGTATGTAGATGTGCTAGACGAAGATAAGCCAATCGCTAATCAAAAGTTTTCGTGTGTTTCTTTTGTATCTCCTGAAAATATTCTAAAAGATAAGAATGTATATTTTTTTAATGAGTTTTTAAAAAATTATCAATTATCTAAGAGTATGGAAAAATATCATCAATTCCTTAATTTCATAGCATTTAAATATAGCATGAACGGGGATACTTTGTTGGAGGATTTTAAAGAGTTTGCAAAAGATGAGATTGATGTTCTTAAAGAAGGTGATGTAGAAGACGATTATAGAAACTTTTTAGATACAAAAGAAGATGAACTTCAAGAAGAGTTTAATAGAAGTCATAATTTTCAAACATCTGTTCGTGGTTTAAAGATTCGTGGTTCATATCCTACACAAGAAGAAGCAGAACTTCGTTGTAAGATGTTGCGAGAAGTTGACCCTCACCATGATGTATTTGTTGGCCCAGTAGGTATGTGGATGCCTTGGGAACCTCAAGCATATAAGACTGGTCGTGTTGAATATATGGAAGATGAACTTAATCAGTTGATGCACGAAAAAAATAAGAATCAAGAAGTTGCTAAAGCCACATTTGAAAAACGTGTAAAGGAGACAACTCGTGCTGCAATTGAAAAGAATATTGAAAATGCACAGGCAAATAATATTGTTCTTACCCAAGATGTTGATGATGAGGGAAATCTTATTAATGTTGGTAGTAATACACAAGAAACTGCTCTTTCTAAGAATGATAATGTTTCTGTTGCAGATATTCGCTCTGAATTATTTGAAGGTTCAGATATTGTTACATCAACTGATACGGATAAAGGTCTTGGACAAGTGTTAAAATCTATGGAAAATGCCAAAATGAAAGAGAAGGGAGATTAATCATTATATTTATTTCATATGTATGTTATTATATACATATGAATTTGTATCATCAAAGAAAAATACAATATATACATTTTAAGAATTATTTATATATGTTTTTTTACATCACCCCATTCTGCAAATGCAATTTCTGATGCACCTGAAAGTGACATATGAATTCCATATGTTCTAAAATAATTATATGCATCCATTTCAACTTCATTTTCATCATAGCATACAAGTAAACTATCATAAGCATCTTCAACATATTCATAATCAGCTAATTTTCCATATTCATTTGAGTTCCATTCATTCCATGAACATAAGTCTGCTAGTGCATATAATCCATCTAGATTATTACATTTAACCCTTGTGCATGGTTTTAACTGTGCACAAAACTTTTTTCTTATGAATACCGCAACATTATTAAGAGCATCACAATCTAAATGATTATATTCGTAATGTTCATCTGGAGCATCTTCACCATTTTCACTTGGTGGTAAATCTTCACAAGCTACACAATTATCTTCATCCTCTTCTAATATTGCGGTATAGTAGCAATAAAATACGTACCATTCTGTATCTTCGTAATCTGAGTCACTTTCAGTGCTGGCATATGAATCAGATTCCTGTTCAATTGTGTATTCATCTTCATTTTTGTCATCACAAGTTGCTGTTCGTGCGATATGCGAATGTTCATAATTAATAATACGAAGAGTATTAGTGTCATTATGTGCAGGATGAATGTTATTAATATCAGTGTGTGCACTAACAATAACATT